AGAAGGAACTTTAGTATCTGACAGAGATAGACACTTATTTCATTTTGGAACTGAAACGACCATTGGAACGCCAGCCACGCAAGATCCTATGTTTGTAAGATTTTCTAACCAAGAAGATTTAAATACTTATGCTCCCACCGCTACCAATACAGCGGGAACTTTTAGACTAGATACTGGTAATGAGATAAGAGCAGCCATTCAAGGTAAAGATTATGTTTTTGTGATCACTGATTTAGCTGCGTACGTAGTTCAATTTGTCGGTCCACCATTTACTTTTTCAGTCAGGCAAGTAGGTACAAATTGTGGATGTATAGGTCAACATGCAGCCACATATGTTAATGGAGCTGTGTTTTGGATGGGAACTCAGGGAGGATTTTTTGCATATGATGGAACAGTTAAATCTTTACCATCTTTAGTAGAGGATTTTGTTTTCACAACAGACGGAGATAATTTAGGATTAAACTTTGGTTCTAGTAATGTTATTTTTGCTGGAGCCAATAATTTATATACAGAGGTAAATTGGTTTTATCCAAAAGACGGTTCTGATCAAATCGATAGGTGCGTGACCTATAATTATGCAGAAAATTGTTGGACTACCTCTACTCTGGATAGAACCACATATCAAGACCAAGGTGTATTTGATAAACCGTATGCCACTGATTACGATCAAACTTTAACCCCTGTGTTTCCAGATATTTTAGGAATAACAAATAAATATGGAGCCTCTATATATTACGAACATGAAACTGGCACTGATCAAGTTAATAGCACATCCACAACTGCTATACCTGCATTTATTAGATCTGGTGACTACGACATAACTTCTAGAAGAAGTGCTTTGGGTCAAGCGACTGGTGTGGCTGATTACAGAGGAGATGGAGAGTTTATTATGTCTGTTAGAAGATTTATACCTGATTTTAAATACCAAGAGGGCAGTGCTAAAATAACTCTTTTTGTGAGTGATTTTCCTGATGACACTCCAGTTAGTTCTCCACTTGGACCCTTTACAGTTACGTCAACAACTGATAAAGTAGATACCAGAGCAAGAGGAAGATTAGTATCTCTTAGAATAGAAAACGAATCTGTGGGAGAAACATGGAGATATGGAACTCTTAGACTAGATGCTCAACCAGATGGAAGAAGATAATGGCAAATACTTTATTTGATTTAGCACAACAATATTTACAGCAAGGCTTACCTGATATAACAGGTATTTTTCCACCACCTCCTAAAACTATAGGACCTGTTTTACCTGTTTTACCAGAAGAGCCAATAGAAAAACCCACTGGCATAGAAACACTATTTCAAACAGGGAGAGGGCCTAATGATGAATTTCGTGGAGGAGGAGGCAGGTTTGGTGATTTAGATTTAAGTGATTCAAAAACTGTAACTAGAAACGTTTATACTAAATTAGCTCCAGGCAGATATGAATTTGTTCCAACTGAAATAAAGGCATTTAGAAATATGAGGTCAGGTTTATATCAAACTGAAGACGGTAAAAACGTAGACGCAATGTTTACTGATGCTCCTACGGGTGGAGTTTTACAATTAATATCTAATATTTTTGATCCAAGACAAATTGGTGCGGAGTACCCACTTGGTAAGATACAAGGAACTTATACAAACTTAGCTAGTTTATTAAAAGGTGAAAGAAATCCTACTGGTTTAGTTACAGCAGCGAGACAAAGATTAATAGACCAAGGCTCACAAATTGCAGAAGAGTTTGCAGGTAAGGGAGAATTTCCTACCCCTGAGACCCCTAAAAAACCTAAAAGAGGTGTTCCAACAGGTGTTGGTGGAAAAACTCCAGGACCTAAAAAAGAAGATAGAGGAGGCACTCCAGACAGAGGATCAGGAGGTGGCGGCGGATTTGGAGCTGCAGACTTTGGTAATTTTTCAGATAAGGATTTTGGAGCGTTATAGTGGCCAAGATAACTAACTACATACCTGAACCTAAACCAGAATATGAAGTAGACAATCAAAGACAAATTATTGAATCTTTAACCACTATGAAACAACAACTTAATTTTTCTTTTCAACAAGATTTAAAGAACGAACAAGACGCTTTTAATTATTTCATGTCATGACAATACAATACAAGAACCAAGGTTTTAAACAAGCTGATGTAAACAAAGCTACAGTGCTTACTTGTCCTAGTGATGGGGCAATCATAGTTAAAAGCATATATTGTGCAAACAATGATGCATCATCAGGTATTTTGGTAAATATGAATTTAGTTGATTCATCTGATTCCAACACTGAATATGAATTTTTTAGGGATGAGATAGCGGCTAAATCACAAGTAAATGCCACACCTCAAAGCTTGAATTTAGAAGCAGGTGATGCTATAACAGTACAAGCAGCAACAGGCAGTAATACAATACAAGGTGCCATAAGTTATGCTTTAATAAACAGAGAGAATGAAAACGGATAATATTACAAAGATAGATTGTACGACGATAACTACTTATAGAAACACAAAAACAGGTGAGACCTCTTCTGAGAAAATGGAAGGACCTGACATTGTTCAAGACGTTACTGTGCAAGTTACTAATAAAGGTTTACAAGTATTTCAGAAAGTAATGAATGATAATAAGAAACCAAAACCCTAAAGGCGGAACAGAACTACAATTCGAATATTTAAAAAAATATGTCGATAATAGTTTATTAGACCAAGTGCAAATTTGTACTTCAGTTCCAGAAAAAATACCTTTGCATCCAACCAAACCAAATATTCTTTGGCAAAAAAATTCTTATGATCAACCTAATTTAGCCCCTTGGTTTAGTAACTCCGCTAATCATGATAAGTATGATTGGTATGTATTTAATTCTCATTGGACCTACGAAAAATATAGATATCATTTTAATATTCCGACACATAAATCTGTAGTTATAAAAAATGGTATAGATAAAATAGAACCTTCGAAACCTTATAAAAAAGGTGACCCTATAAGAATAGTTCATCAAAATACACCTTGGCGTGGTTTATCTGTTCTATTAGGAGCTATGCAGTTAGTTAAAAATCCTTTAATAACTCTAGATGTTTATTCTTCAACTGAAGTATATGGAAAAGATTTTTATGATCAAAGTGATCATCATTATAAGGAACTATACGAACAAGCAGAAAGTTTATCTAATGTAAACTATATAGGATACAAACCTAATCAATACATAAAAGATAATTTAAAAAATTATCACATGTATGTATATCCTAGTATATTTGAAGAAACGTTCTGCATATCTTTATTGGAGTGTATGGCAGCTGGTCTTTATTCTATTGTAACTGATTTTGGTGCGTTGTATGAAACAGGAGCAGAGTTTCCAATGTATGTTCCTTATGATAATAACTATCAAGCTTTAGCTCAAAAATTTGGATTTGCAATTGAACAAGCAGCTAAAACCATACACACAGAACAAATTCATGCTCACTTAAATTCACAATCTAATTATGCTAATATTTATTATAATTGGAATAAAGTGGGTAATCAATGGCAGACATTTTTGAAAGGAGTTTTAGATGCAAGATCCAACTAAACCTATATGGTTTGATAATAGTGAAAACGATACATCAATTACTACAATTGATTTAGGAACATCACCACATAAAATTATGGTTTGTACACCTGTGCACAGCGATGTTTCTATGCACTATTGTCAAGCTGTTTTAAAGTTTCAACAAAAGTGTTTACAAAAAAACATATTAGTTAGTTTTACATTAATGAAATCATCTCTGGTCACTCAAGGTAGAAATCTATGTGTGGCTGAAATGTTAAATCATAAAGATAATTATACTCATTTATTGTTTATTGATTCAGATATTGATTTTGATTTTTCAACTATAGAAAAAATGTTAGCAGCTGACAAAGACGTTATATCTTGCCCGTATCCAATGAAGTCTTTTAATTGGGACAAAGTATGGTTGGCTAGACACGAGGCTAAGTCAGCAGAGGATCTTAAAAAACCTGGATATACGTTTCCTTTAAAACTAAGTGATCAAACTAATATAGACTCGAATAATGGAGTTGTAGAAGTAACTCATGCTCCAACAGGATGTATGTTAATTAAAAGAAAAGTATTAACGGATATGATTAAAAGATATCCAGAACTAGAGATTTATCAACCCACTAACATAAATGGAAAAGAGGTTAAAAAAGAAAACTTTTTTAACTTTTTTGATACCCTTCATGAAACCGATACCAAAAGATATTTTGGTGAAGATTT